TGGAACACCCTGAACGGTCTGGACGTAACTACAGGATCTCACCAAGGTTTCCTTGAGACACTTGCTGTTGGTTCTCAAACCAACGAAGTCGGTGGTGTTGATAAGGGTTCCTACACAACAAAGACTGGTTGGCAAAACCAAATCTTTGATGGTGCTGGTTCTTTCAACGCTAACGGTCTTGCTGGTCTTTACGATCTGTTGGTTGAAATCAACTCGGTTTCTCCGTCTGGACCACCAAACGTCATTCTTGCTTCCCGCGCTGGATTCAAGAACCTGAAGCGTGCTCTACAGGCTCACGAACGGTACGTGGATCAAGGTCAAATCGATGGTGGACGCATGGTTGAAATGTTCCAAGGCATTCCAATCAACGTTGAGTTCAACATGCCTAACGATAAGTCTGGCGCATCTGCTGACGATCCTATCAGCTTCTACTTCTTGAACATGAACGACATTTACACCCTGTGGGATCCACAAGGTTACTTCGACCTGTCCGACTTCGAGACTGTGTCGGGTGAGTACGACGTTCGTGCTGCTAAGCTCCGGTGCCGTGGTCAGTTGATCGCTAAGCACCTCGGTTCAAGCGGTGTTGCTTTCGACTTGGACACCTTCTAAGTCACACTGATTGGGTGGGGTTCATGTCGAGCCCCACCCTACTTCATAGCCATATAGTCAAAAGAGGGAGGACAACATGGCAATTCATAAAATCGATGGCGTCGATGGCGTCAACAATTTTCCAAAGAAGTTCGTTACTCTGTACGCGAGTGAAGCAGTTACAAAAGGTGACTTCGTAGGAGTTGACCTGAGTGATACCACGAATGGTCTGGGCGCATCTGTTCGCCCACTTGATGTTGCAGACGGTCTTTCCGGCTCGACACTTGTTCTTGGTGTAGCGACTGAAACAGTTTCTGCTACCACAAATGTTCAGATCCAAACTGCTGGTAAGTTTGAAAACGCAAACGTTGCTGCGACTGTAGCAGCCGGAGACAAGCTTTTCGCTACAACCACAAGTGGACGGGCTGCTGATCAAGCTGCTGCTCTTGCCGATATTCAAATCGTGCTCGTGGATGGCGCATCTGCTGACACAAACATTGCGATTACTGGTATTCAGACTCACGATGACATCGTGTTTTGCTTTGAGTCGGCTGCCAGTACCGCAGTGTTTACGGATCGAACATCGACCACCAGCATCACATCGGATGGCAACATCCAATGTACGGTTGACACATCTAGCGACAAGTTGCTTGTCGGTATTCAGCGTCAATCGATTCCTGTGGCAACTGCTCTCGAAGCTGCATCGTCTAACGCTGCAGACGTTTTGATCCTCGATCAAGGCTACTTCTAAGCCACATTTGATACCGGACCCTAGGTCCATTTACGGCTGCTGGGGTATACTATTCCAGCAGCCGTTTTTATTTACGGGGATGAAGAAATGAACGTCAAAGACATGGTTCAAGAGATCAACGCAGCACTTGATTACAACCCCGAACTGAAGCAGTACACAGATTCGATTGTGCGCTGTATCAATCGTCACTACTTGCAGGTATCAAGCCAGTATCAGTGGCTGTTCATGCAAGAAAAAAAGCCTCTTGTTCTTCGTGCTGACATCGAAAGTAAGAACTACGATGGAACTGCTGCGACTATTAGCTTTGCTACAAATTCTTGTGTTGGTAGGCTCAGCAACGCGATTGGAAGTTCTGTCCTTCATTTGCCGCCAGATGTGGTCGGTCAAACGCTAATAATTACTCAATCGATGAGCGATGTTACGAATACTAATTTCGATCACAAAAGGGAATACAGGATCGTAAGGTATATCAACCCAAGGTGTATTATTGTCGATCGCCCACCGAGTTCTGATTTGGCTTTCGACCACGACACAAGTTCATCTTTTCAAACCGTAACAACTACTGGTTTTACAAGCTGGAAAATAGAATATCGAAAATATCCGATGCCGAAAAATGCAGTGGAAATTTTGGGAGTCATGGATCGTGGTTTGGAGTTTTCAGAATGTCTTGTTTATACAAAGTTTGCTTCGAGTCTTTCAGCCAGTGATTGGCACGATTTTGAATGGTACAAACACCTTAACGGTGCCACCACACAAAGTGAAACACGCTTACAAACAACAACTGCTCCAAACGATGGAAGATTTGTATTTTTGGACGCTAGAAAAGAGGAAAATATTTATTTAGACCGTACAGACAAGGGCGATAGTTTTGTCAGCGTAGAAGAAATTTACGACAATATAGACCCACCACCTGCTCCAACAATGATTAGTTTTGATACAATTACTTCGGATGGAGAAACTGCGGGTGATATTCGATTAGCATCGTTGCCTGATGGAACTGATATCGAAGAGGGTTCTGATCTTGGCTTTTCCATGATCGAGCTTGTTCGAAAGGAACTCGAAGCAAAACTGATGGTTCCAGAAGGTTTTTTCGAAAATTCAGACTCTAGAAGTGCCAGTTCATTTTTGACGAGCACAAAGGGGTCACTTTTATTGCCTGGATTCACATATGAATATTGTTGCACGTATGAAGAGTTTGGAATTGAAAGCCCTCCCTCACCAGTATCATCACTAACCATTTCTTTGGAATCTCAAGAAGTAGAATCTAGCCCTGGAAATCGTTCCATATTGCTGAATTGTGGATCGACCCTGGCTTTGCGGAATGAATTTTCTGGTTTCGCAAGCAAGCGCGAGTTTAGCTCAGATTTTCTTGGTGAAGGTGCCGACCTTTTGAAAGAAAAAAACCTAAGAAGCTATCGAGATACAGGTAGAAGAATAAAGATATATCGACGTGTATTTGAGGAAAAGCGTGAACCAGGACTTAATGATTTGAAAATCAACAAAGCCGTTGCGAAATACAACTCAATGGTTCATGCGTCCTTTTGGCGTACTACAATTGGTAAATGGAAGCACATTGCAACATTAAGTGACGCAACTAAGTTCAATGATTTGGGTCATGACTTGCTTATGAGCACTCAATATATGGGTGTCGGACATTTTGCTTTTCGGGAAGATGATACAGACATGCCCGATATTCCTTTGGCATATGACGGACACTCCGATACTGCTGCTGTTGGAAGTGATACGTTTGCCAATTATCCGATAGATAGAATCGGTGATCCAGAGCGTGTTGAAACACTGGATGAAACCGGTCCACGGCAGTACCTACGGTTTTGGAAAACACCTGATTCTGACTACAAGGTAGAGGTTCGCTACCATCGCCGACCACGGCGTTTACAGGCTGATCAAGATACCCCTGAATGGCCACCTCAGTATCACCATTATCTGGTTTATGCGGCACTCAAAGATATTTGCATGCAACACGGAATGACAAACCATAGCACGATGTATGAACGCAGAGCAGAAGAGATCTTGCAGCGCATGAAAAACAAATACCTTTCAAGAACTGATAGAATCCATATCAGAAGAGGGTTCGATCGTTCCATGAGAGAACGAGAAGTTTTTGGTGTACCGAGTAAATCATGAAAACACAAAGATTTGAAGTCGCTCGTCTACGCGGTATTGAAGACCGTTGGAGAGCATCACCAGATAGTGCTGCCATCATTAAAGAGATGTCTTGGGACACCTATGATGGCTGGAA